AACGGATATGTTGTCCGCATGGGAAAAGAGAAACGGGGCGGTAAGTCTGCCCAGATCTATTTCGTGGAGTATTGGAGAGGCGACGATGAGCGAGAAAATGAGCACTGAACGCGCGGCGGAGATCCTCAACCCGGCGCACCGCGAGAGTTACGAGAGTATGGAGCCAGTGAACGAGGCTTGCAGGATGGGCCGGGATGCTCTCCTGCTGAAGATTCCTCGCAGCCCCTTCCCGGACGGCGACAAGAGTATTCTGGCTTGCCCCAACTGCGGCAGCGGTGAATACCTGCACAACATCGACACGGCCCGGAACGTGTTCTGCGGCCAGTGTGGACAGGCTATCAAGTGGGAGGACGACGATGAATAGACCCAGAACGGCGGCCAGCATTCGCCGCAGCTATACCGGTGCCCGAAGCCGCGCAGAGGGCGAAGGCTTTGAGCACATCATTGACAATGCCTGCGCCTATTACAGATCCATCGGCCTTGCAGACATCGAAAAGACCCCAGAACCGATGCGTCCGATTGGAAGCCCGGACCGTGCTGGCCGGTTCCTTGCCTGCTACACGAAACAGGCCCAGCCGGACTACAAAGGCATTCTCAAAGGCGGAAGAGCCATCAATTTTGAAGCAAAGCACACTGACAGTGACCGGCTGACCTTTGATCGTGTGTTGGCCGCACAATCGCTTCGTCTGAGCCGCACAGAAGCCCTCGGAGGTGTCGCCTTTGTACTATGCTCATTTAGCGGCAGGGCTTTCTACCGCGTCCCGTGGGCCGTCTGGAAGGACATGAAGCGCCTGTTTGGCCGAAAGTACATCACCCCTGCTGATTTGGTGGAGTACCGCGTCCCGTTCGCAGCGCCCGGAGTGTTGCTATTTTTGGAGGGAGTAAAGGAGAAAAAAGATGATCTTCACATGTGCACCTGAAAATGAAAAGCGAGACGGTGTAGACTACCGCGATGTCAAGGCATGGTTTCAACAGTGCAGGGACTACAAGATAGACGTGGATAGGCAACTTGAACGTATTCACAGGATCTATGGCAGCGCTACAAAGATTACGCAGAACCTTTCCGGTATGCCTACTGCGTCAGGAAACGGAGACAAAATCGGTAATGCTGCTGTGGATATCATTGAGGAACAGACGCGGTATCGGGAGATGGTGAAGCGGCTGACAGCGTTGCAGAACGAGGCAACAAAGCGGGCATATTGCCTTGTCGTTGCTACAGAGTGTGCAAATGCGATCGTAGATTTTTACGTTAATGGAAAAACGCAGGATCAGATTGCCGATGAAACAGGGGTTTCCGGTGTTGATATTGTCCGGAAGCGTATTAACCGGGGTTGCAAAGCTCTTGCAGAGATCTGGTCAGACTTCAGCACTGTATGAATTGTACAAATTGCATAGAAAGGCACCGTTTATTTTGTGATGTCCCGGCACTCCCGAAACGGGGCGCAGTAAGGTAAAATCAGTACAAGCGGAACCGCGCACAGCGGAGCGCCGCTTCTACGCAGTCTCCGAAACGAACCTCCATGATAATTTCCTCCTTTTGGCTTTGCATGCATTTTTCTCTCTTCCGTTTCGCGGACTGCTCTATGCGATACATTGAAACAAAGGCAGCCTGCCGCTCATGAGAGACAGGAGGCGGTTCGATTCCGCCGTATCGCACCGTATGGCGCATGGACTAGACAACCCGCAAGGCCGCACGTGCAACCTCCCGTGCCAAGAAAAGACCTTAGAATCCTTGCCAAGGTGTAGCTTTCCTGACAGGATGTGCGCCAACCAACAGCCCCGGCGGAGAACCGGAGCTGTTTTTATATGGCCGCCTGAGCGCAGTTTGGAGCGCGGCGCGTGTGTGTAGACACGGCTGGTTCGATTCCAAGGGCGGCTTTTTACTCTGGTAGCTCAATTGGCAGAGCGATGGTCTCCAAAACCGTAGGTTGCAGGTTCAAGGCCTGCCCAGAGTGCTTGCGTGCCCTATGAGGGGGCCGCGCAATAGCGGGGCATCTGGCCGCGAAAGTTCCAGATGCAGCAGCACCTAACTCGTTTATGCCTGTCCGGCAAACTGAATGCACTGGTGCTGCTTATTTTTTGATATCTTTGCCGTTCGGTTTTCCGGGCGGCTTTTTATTTGGAGAAAAAAGATGATTAAGAAAGAACTGCTGAAAATGCCGGTCTCCGATCTGGTGCCGTATGAGAACAACCCGCGCGTGATCTCCCCTGCAGCTGTAGACGCTTGCGCTGAGAGCATCAAGCAGTGCAGCGCACTTGATCCCATCGAGGTTGACGAAAACAACGTCATTCTCAGCGGTCACACCCGCCGCCTTGCGTTGATGCAGCTCAATGTGGACATGGCCGACGTGGTGCGCTACACCGGCCTGACGGAAGAGCAGAAACAGAAATACCGCCTGCTGGCGAACAAGACCGGCGAAATGACCGGCTGGGATTTCTCGAAGCTCGAACAGGAGTTGCTTGAAGTCGATTTCGGTGACTTTGACTTTGATTTTGACATTCCGCAGGACGATGATGCCGGCGTATCCTACATTGACAGCCTTATGGAGGACGGTTTCACAAAGGCTTCGGAAAAGAAAGAATTTTCCGTGACCTTCACGTTCCCCGTTGAGTGCGAGGAAGAAATCAAGGGATACATCAGCGAGAACACGAAGGAGCCGCTTGAAAAAGCCATCTTGAACTGTATTCGCGGCGTTATGGAGGATAAAGATGCCTAACTGCGGGTCGCAATGCTGGTTGTGCGATATGCCTATCCGTTTCGACACCTACAAGGGGTGTACGCACGGCTGCAAATACTGCTTTGTGCAGCGGAACGGAAAGTATGACATCAGCAAGGTGCAGAAAGGTGAAGGCGTGAAAGCCCTTCTGAGTTGGATTCAGGGAAAGCGCACATCAGAAACAAACTGGTGTGATTGGAATATTCCTCTTCACTGGGGGGGCGTGAGCGACCCTTTCCAGCCTTGTGAGCGCTATTACCGCATGAGCTACAACGCTCTGCGCGTCTTTGCTGAAACCAAATACCCCTTTGTTGTTTCGACAAAGGGAAGGATCATCGCAGAGCCTGAATATCTCGAACTGCTGAAGAAGTGCAACTGCGTTGTGCAGATCAGCATGGTGTGCAGCAGTTATGACAAGCTCGAAGAAGGCGCACCATCGTTTGAAGAACGTCTGGAAATTGCGAGAAAGGTTGCTCCGAATGTGAAGCGCCTGATCGTCAGGATTCAGCCGTACATGCATGAGGTATACGGAGAAGTTTACGAAAACCTTGAAAAGTTCAAGGCTGCTGGTGCCTACGGCGTTATTGTCGAGGGCATGAAGTTTGCAAGCAAAAGACCGGGCCTTGTTAAGGTTGCGGGAGACTATACCTATCCGAAAGCCCTGATTGAGGGCGATATTCTTAAGCTGAAGCAGAGGGCGCATGAACTTGGCCTTGCTCTTTACAGCGGAGAAAACCGAACAAGAGAACTGGGCGACAGTCTTTGCTGCTGCGGTGTCTCTGACCTTCCCGGATTCAAGGTGAATGAGTATAACCTGAACCACCTGCTTCATGGTGGGAAGCCCGCAAAGACCCCTCAGATTCAGAAAACCGGGACAGCGATGTGCTTTCAGTCGCTTTACCAGAATACTGCAAACTCTCGACGGCTCCGAGGGGAGAGTTTTGAAAGCGAAATGCTCAACGTCTACAAAACGAAGCGTGAATATGTGAATGAGACCTTTGGTCTGAAATGAGGTGATCTGCGATTGGCCGCAAAGGTAAGTATGAGCAGTGGTTAGAGCCGGAAGGGTTGACGCTGCTTCGTGGATGGGCTAGAGACGGCCTGACGCAGGAACAAATAGCTCAGAACATTGGAATACACCGCGATACCCTGAATGAATGGAAAAGCCGATTTCCCGACATTTCCGACGCTTTAAAAGTAGGGCGGGAAAACGCTGATTACATTGTGGAAAATGAGCTGTTCGAGAGCTGCAAGACCCGCACCGTAACCGTAAAAAAGCCCATCAAACTGAAAAAGGTCATGGTGGATGGAAAAAAGCGGCTTGAAGA